GGATGCTTCAGCACGTCGACCTGGCCGGGAACGCGTTCGTCGCTCGGCGTCCTCCGGGCGTGTCGTTGTTGCGGCCGGATTGGGTGGATATCGTCGCGGCGTCGCCGAACAGTGACGCGTCGGCGTGGGATGTTGATGCTGAGGTCATCGGGTACGTGTATCACCCGCGTGGTCGGCAGTCTGGCGAGCGGACGGTGAACTTTCCGGCTTCGCAGGTGGCTCATTTCGCTCCGATTCCGGATCCGGAGGCGCGGTTCCGCGGGATGAGTTGGTTGACGCCGGTGATTCGCGAGGTGATGGCGGACCGGGCGGCGACGGAGCACAAATTGATGTTCTTCGAGAACGGCGCGACGCCGCAGATGATCGTCAAATTCGATTTGGACAGCGTGGAGCGGATGCGTCCGTTCATCGAACTGTTCAAAGAGGGCCACGAGGGCAGCGAGAACGCGTATAAGACGCTGTTCCTGGGCGCGGGTACGGACGCGACGGTCGTTGGCGCGAATCTGCATGAGATGGATTTCAAGGTCACGCAGGGCGCCGGCGAGACGCGCATCGCTGCCGCTGCCGGCGTGCCTCCGGTCATCGTCGGGCTCTCTGAGGGGTTGCAGGCCGCGACGTACTCGAATTACTCGCAGGCTCGGCGCAGGTTCAGTGACGGGACGATGCGGCCGCTCTGGCGGAACATGTGCGGGTCGCTTCAGAACATCCTGACGGTTCCTGGTGGCGCTGAGCTCTGGTACGACGATCGCGACATCCCCGCCTTGAAAGAGGACATTCAGGATAAGGCGAAGGAGATGCAGGAGAAGGCGACCGCCGCGAACCAGCTTGTCTCGGCGGGGTATACGCGCGAGTCGATCGTCATGGCGCTCGACGCGGGTGATTTCACGCTGCTCGTGCCGGATCCGAACCCGCTGAGCGTTCAGATGCAGGTTCCTTCGAAAGACACCGTGCAGACGCCCGGACAGGCGCCCGTGGTGCCTGTTCCTATTGCTAGCGGTTCGACTAATGGAGCGGCTAAGCCGTGAGCCGGAAGGTTCGTGGCAGGCGTAGCCGTGCCCACAATGGAGGAGAAGACGTGATGGATGCCCCGAAGGCGCGGCAGGAGTTCCGCGCTCTCGGGAGGGCGCCCGAAACTCGTGATGATGGCGGCGCGCTCCCGACGATGATCGGCACGCTCGCCGTGTTCGACGAGTGGACGGAGATCAACAGTCGCTCGGAGGGTCACTTCCTCGAGCGGATCGCGCCGAGCGCGTTCACGCGGACGATTAAGAACAACCTCGGTCAGATGCGCGTCCTGTTCCAGCACGGCAAGGATCCGCAGATCGGCGACAAGCCGCTCGGACCGATCGCGAGCATCGAAGCTCGGGACGGCGCTGTGCATTACGAAGTGCCGCTACTCGACACGAGTTACAACCGCGACATCGCCGCTCTGCTCGAAGCCGGCGTCCTCGGATCCAGTTTCCGCTTCGAAGCGCTCAAGGACGACTGGAAGCGTCGCCCGGGGAAGAGTGACTACAACCCGCGTGGCCTCGATGAGCGCACCGTCCAGGAAGTGCGGATGCCGGAGTTCGGTCCGGTTACGTTCCCCGCTTATCAGGGCACCAGCGCCGGCTTGCGGTCGCTCACCGACCAGATGAGCGGCATAGAGGAGCGCGTGGACGTCGAAGATTTGTCGTGCCTCGCTCAGATGATCCAGCTCGGTGCGTGCTACGTCACCGAACAGGACGAGACTGACGACGCGCAGAATGTTCCGCGGATGGAGGCGATCCTTGTCTCCCTCGCGGAACTCGTCCCGATCGAAGCGGCTGAGGTCGAGCCGGTCGAGGACGAACCCGACGCTGAGATGGCGTCGAAGGACGAACGGGCCGAAGAGGGCGACCCGGACGTCGACGCACGCACCGAAGATCGGCCCGCGCTTCTGCACCCGATCCGACTGGAGCCCCGCGAACCAGCCCCCCTCTATTCGGGACAGAAGGAGAAGCCGAAATGGCTGATCTGAACACGATCGAGGACTACCGGACTCGCCAGGGCGAGATCCGGACGGCGTTGAAGGAACTTGACGCCGAGTTCGCCGGGGAGACGCTTCCCGACGACAAGCGCGCGCAGTGGAACGGGCTGAACGAGGAGCTCGACGGGCTCGGCGTGAAGATCACCGAGCTCGAGGCGCGCGCGGCGCGTCTCGCGGATCTCTCGGGCGAGCCGAAGAACGTCGAAGAGGGATTCGGCAGGGTCAACACTCGTCGCGCTGGCGTCGCCACCGGCGACGACATCTACGACCTGTCTACGCTGCGCTCCGCGGACGCCAACACGCTCCGGCAGGAGCTCCGTGACCGTTCGCTGCGGAGCGTCGACAAGGCGCGGTTCGGCGTTGAGCACATGGGTTCGCAGAACCGCAACCGCGAGCAGTGCCAGGCCGAGATCGAGAAGCTCGTGGATCGCGAGTACCAGTCGGAGCGCGTCGGGTTCGACGTCGAGTCGAGCGTCAGCCGGCGCATCCTGATCACGGGCTCGCCGACATACAAGCGGGCGATGCAGAAGTACGTCGCCGGTCGGCAGTACGCCTGCACGGCGGATGAGCAGCGCGCGTTGAGCGTCGGCACCGGCAGTGCTGGTGGCTTCGCTCTCGTTTACACGCTCGACCCGACGATGATCCCGACGTCGAACTACTCGGTGAACCCGTTCCGCGCGATCGCTCGGAACGTTCAGATCACCGGCACGAACGAATGGAAGGCGCTCACCTCGGGCGCGATCACCGCGGCGTACGCGGCAGAGGCAACGCAGTCCTCGGACAACGCGCCGACGCTCGCACAGCCCGACCTGATCGTGGACAAGGCTCAGGCGTTCGTTCCGTTCTCGATCGAGCTCGGCGAGGACTGGGACATGCTCCAGGAGAGCATGGCTCAGGACTTGAGTGACGCTAAGGACGACCTCGAGGCATCGAAGTTCGCCACGGGTGCGGGTCACGGCTCGAACGAGCCGAAGGGCATCATCACCGCAGCAACGGCGACCACGACCGCCGGCGGTTCCGGCGCGTTCGCGATCGCTGACTTGTACAAGCTGCTCGAGGCTCTGCCTCCCAGGTTCCGTCCCCGCGCGCAGTGGGCATCGAACCTGTTCATCGTCGACAAGATCCGCCAGTTCGATACCGCTGGCGGTTCGGGTGTGTGGATCGACGGTTCGAGCACGCCTGACCTGCGTGGCCTCGGCCCGCAGGCCGACGCGGGCGCGGCCGGCGCGGTCAACTCCACGGGCATCCCGCAGCTCCTCGGGCGGAACTTCTGGGAGTCGACCGGTATGGCTTCGGTGCTCACGACCGGCACGAAGATCCTCGTCATCGGCGACTGGCGCTACTTCGTCATCGTCGATCGCGTCGGCATGAACGTCGAGTTCATCCAGAACCTCGTCGGCGCCAACCAGCGCCCCACGGGCCAGCGCGGCCTGTACGCGTACTGGCGGAACCAGTCGGACGTCCTGTCCACCGCGGCGTTCCAGGTGCTCGTCACCGGCTAGACCCCGAACGACCCGGCGCACCGTTGGAGTGCGCCGGGTCGCTCTCACCAAGAGGAGCACTCATGCCCGCACGCAAAGCCGCCTCGAGCGGCGCATACATCGCCGTCCAGAGCGGCGTCTGCGACATCGACGGAGAACCGTTCGTGTTCGTCAAAGGAGCGACGCTCGTCCGCGAAGGACACCCGCTGCTCAAAGCCGTCCCGGATTACTTCGAGCCCGTCACCGAGCACCTCCACCACGACCACGAAGTCGAGGCAGCCTCCGCGGCTCCGGGCGAGAAGCGAGCCTGATGGCTGACATCCCGCTCCCATCCAACGTCGGCGTCATCAAGCGCGTCGCAGGAGTCGACCAGGCCGCGAACACCGAGGTCAGCGACACCGTTCCCGTCGCGGTGAACGAGGTGCAGTCGATCAGCGGCACGCCGAGCGCGACGTTCGGACTGACCGTTGATGGAGTCACCGGACCTATCTCGCTCAGCACGAGCGCGACCGCGCAGAACGTCCAGGACTACCTCAACGCGTTCCCCGCGTACGCGCCGGCTGGCGTTGTCTGCACCGGCGGTGCGCTTCCGGCTGCCATCACCGTCACGTACAGCGGAGTGGGCGCCGCTCAGAAGAACGTCTCCGCTCCGACCGTCGCCGGCGGCGCCACAGGAATCACGATCACTACGACCACGCAGGGCTCGAACGCGAAGTCCTGGTACCTGTTCGGCGTCAGCGTGAACCTCGTGCAGGGCATCACACAAACACCGTTCCCGTCCTTGGTGATCGACGACGGCGCGAACATCGTGTTCCAGGCGTTCGCCGGCACCGCCGCGCTCAGCGCATCAACAACCGCTCAATACTCATGGGCGCCGAACCTGCCAGCCACCGGCGGCGCAGCCGCCACCGCAGCGACAGGTCCGCTGCCCGCGAACCTCGTGCTCCCCAGCGGATTCCGTATCCGCACGATCACGACCGGCATCGGCGCGAACACCAACTACGGCGCCCCCTCGTACTTCGTCTGCGAACTCGGCTAGGAGAATCATGGCGCTCGGATATACGCAAATCGCGAAGGACTTCGAGGAAGCAGCGAAGGCCAAAGAACTCGCCGAAGAGAAGGAGAAGGCAAAGGCCGAGAAGGCCGAGCCGACGAAGACGAGCATCGGCGACGAGGACGACGCGGCGTAAATGGCTGATAACGTCATCATCCCAGCGCAGGGCACCGGCGACACGACGCCGACCATCGCTGCCGATGACGTCGGCGGCGCCAAGTACCAGCGCGTCAAGATCAGCGTCGGCGCTGATGGCGTAGTCGGTGACGCCACCGCGGCGAACCCGCTGCCGATTAGCGGGCCGGTTACGAGCGCTGCGGCGAGCCAGGCTGACGGTCACTCGACGACGATCGGCGGTACGAACGACGCGGCGTGGGTCAGCGGCGCCGGCTCCGCGATTAGCATCCTGAAGGGTATTTTCGGGAGGTTCAGTCTCGGTCACGGCACCGCCGCGGCAGCGATCCGCGTGGAGTTGCCAACGGACGGCACCGGCGTCGTGGGGCTCGCGACTGGTGCGAACACGATCGGCGCGCTCACGGCGAACCAGAGCATCAACAATGCTCAGATCGCAGGTAACGCCGCGGCGGTGAACAGCGGTAACCTCAGCGCTGGCGTGCAGCGCGTGACGCTCGCGACCGATCAGGTTCAGTTGACGAACGCGCTGAAGGTCGATCCGAGCGCTGTCACGAGCCCCGTGAGCCTCGCGAGCGTCCCGAGTCACGCCGTGACGAACGCTGGCACGTTCGCAGTGCAGGCCACAGAGGCTCGAGCGACGACCGGCGCGGCTCCGACTGCGTTCACGGCGACGACATCGACGCAGGTCTTCGCGAGTAACGCGAACCGCAAGCGCTTCACGATCTACAACAATAGTGACCAGGATTGCTTCCTGATGTTCGCCAGCGCCGCAGTAAGCGCTACGAGTTATCACGTCATCGTCAAAGCCAATGGCGGGTTCTTCTCCGATACGGATTACTCCGGCGAGATCCGCGGGATCATGGCCGCTACGATCAACACGGGACAGGTCAACCCCGGGGAGTTCACCTAATGACCAGTCTGCTTGTCGTACCTCAGATCGGGCAGACAATCAGTTACGTCGAGTTCAACACAGACGTCACGATCAGCGCCACCACGGCAGGCACTGCGAATACCGTCGTGACTGCTGCGGCGTTCACGCCGAACGGAGTCGACAAGTATTTCGTTGAGTTCTTCGCGCCCGCGGTAAGCCTCGGTGCGAGCGTCGGAGCTCAGATCCTTATCGAC